CTCAGCGATCTCGCTGACAAGCTGGAGTCGCTAGCGAACATCATCAACGCCAACAAGAAGTTGGTCATGAGCAAGGCCACGGCCCTGCTGATGATCGAGTACAAACTGCAATGCGAGCGGGCAGCCGAAGAGCTGGGCGAACACCACGAGCTGCAAAAAGCCGAGCTGAGCCATCGCTACTTCAAGGCGCTGAAGCTGGCTGGAGCCTATGCCTTCGTGGACGACAGCCCGGAGCTGACGGAGACACACCTGTACAACGCCATCAAACTGGTGGAAGAGTCGGGTGAGGCTTTCAACCGCATGCTGGCCCGTGACCGTCCCTACGTGAAGCTGGCCAAGTATCTGGCCAACATCGGCATCGAGGTCACTCAGGCTGATCTGGTAGAAGACCTCCCGTTCTACAAGGGGTCTGCGAGCCAGAAGCAGGAAATACTGACCCTGGCCATCGCCTACGGTTACAAGAACAACATCATCATCAAGAAAGCGTTCAACGATGGGATCGAGTTCTTGCGTGGCGAGTCGCTGAAAGAAACCGACCTGAGCAAGATGATCGTAAGCTACTCCGGCGACATCACAGTCGGCTACAACAACGACTATGCCCCGTTCGATCAGCTCACCAAGCTCACCCAGAACCAGGGACTTCACTGGGTTGCCCACCACCTCAAGGACGGCTACCGGAATGGTGACAACTACATCCCGGGCTTCAACATGGTGGTAATCGACGTGGACGGTGAGGTCAGCCTGAGCACGGCCAAGCTGCTGCTGAAAGACTACAAGGCGCTGTACTACACCACCAAGCGTCATCAGGTGTCAGACGGCACCAATCCACCGGTTGACCGGTTCCGCATCATCCTGCCGACCAACTTCGAGCTGAAGCTGGACGCCAAGGATTACAAGGAGTTCATGGCGAACCTGTACGAGTGGATGCCCTTCAAGGTGGATGACGCCACGGGTCAGGTAGCTCGCAAGTGGCTGAGTCACAACGGTCACTACGAGTACACCGATGGTCAGCTGCTAGATGTGCTGCCTTTCATTCCGAAGACCAGCAAGAACGAGGATCGGAAGAACCAGATGAACACTCTGCACTCCATGGACAGCCTGGAGCGTTGGGTGATGGCGAACACTGGCGACGGCAACCGGAATAACCAGTTGCTCCGCTACGCATACATCCTGGTGGACACCGGCCACGACTACGAGACCATTCGTCAACGGGTGCTGAACCTGAATGACAAGCTCGCAGACAAGCTGGACGAGGTGGAGATCATGAACTCAATCATGGTCACCGTAGGCAAAGCACTGGTGAAGAAAGCTCAAGCAGCTACTCATCCGTGATCAATGGGTCTTCTTCGGAAAACTCTTCTCCATTAGAATCAGCCGCCCTCCGGGCGGTTGGTGAAAATCCAAAGGAACCTGTCCAATGTCCCAAGTTCAAGTGAACGACAACCTCGTGTTGCTCGTAGGCAAGTCCGCTACCGGCAAATCCGCCAGCCTGGCCCAGCTGAAGAACCCCGAGGGGGTGATGTACCTGAACTGTGAGGCCGGTAAGAAACTGCCGTTCCGCTCCAAGTTCAAGGAGTTCACCATCACCGATCCGCTGCAAGTGTACGAAGCGTTCGATCACGCTGAGACCAAGCCGGAAATCCACACCATCGTCGTCGATTCGCTGACTTTCCTCATGGAAATGTACGAGTCGGTGTACGTCATCCCGTCCACCAACACCATGCAGGCATGGGGCAACTACGCCCAGTTCTGCAAGAACCTGATGCAGCAGTACGTGGCACGTTCGACCAAGAACGTGATCTTCATTGCCCACACCAAGTCAGACATCAACGAGTCCGAAATGGTCATGGAGACCTACGTGCCGATCAAGGGTGCCCTCAAGGGCGTGGGCCTGGAATCCTTCTTCTCCATCGTGATCGCCAGCAAAAAGGTGCCGATCAAGTCCTTGAAGGACTACAGCAACTCGATGCTGAATGTCACCCCGGAAGACGAAGCCCTGGGCTTCAAGTACGTCTTCCAAACCAAGCTGACCAAGGACACCGTGTCCGAACGTCTGCGTGGCCCCATGGGTCTCTTTGCTAACAATGAGACCTACATGGACAACAACATGCAGATGGTTCTCGACCGTCTGCACCAGTACTACAACTGACCCACCCATCCCTCCTAATACAAGGAAAACATCATGTCCCTGCTCTCCGGACTTACTACCTCCAACGACATCGCCGCTGAAAAAGACAGCGTAGGCGGTGGCGGCGTTCTGGACTCCAACGTCTATAACTTCACCGTCAAGCTGGCCTATCTTCAGAAGGCTGCCAGCGACGCCCTGTCCCTCGTGGTTCACCTGACCACCGAAAACGGCAAGGATGTGCGTCAGCAGTTCTGGATGACCTCCGGCAAGGAGAAAGGCTGCAAGAACTACTACGTGGACAAGAACGGCGACAAGCAGTACTTGCCGGGCTTCAACATGGCCAACAACCTGTGCCTGCTGACCGTGGGCAAGGAAATCAGCCAGATGGAGACCGAGACCAAGGTGGTCAACATCTACTCCAAGGAAGCCTCAGCTGAAGTGCCGACCAACGTGGAAATGCTGACCGAACTGCTCGGAAAGCAAGTCCTGGGTGGCCTGATCAAGCAGATCGTGGACAAGACCGCCAAGGACGCTACCGGTGCCTACCAGCCGACTGGCGAGACCCGCGAAGAGAACGAGCTGGACAAGCTCTTCCGTGAACGCGACGGCAAGACCACTGCTGAAATCCTGGCTCAAGCACCCGAAGCGGTGTTCATCGAAACCTGGAAGAAAAAGTGGGTCGGCCAAGTGCGTGATCGCGCCACCAAGCAGGCTGGCACTGCCGGTGCTCCGAAAGCTGGTGCAGCTTCAGCTGGTGGCACTGCCAAGCCGCAGAACAGTCTGTTCAGCTGATTGCTGACGGTCTGACCTGAAATAGCCCCCATCCCGGGGGCTATCTCTTCATCACACCCCCAAGGAAACCGCAATGTCCGATACCCAAGAGCTGAATGGTGCTGCTCAACCGGAAGCCGCTCAAGAGCAGCAACCGATCACGCTGGAGACTGCCGATCAGGTGGTCTACCACATGGCCAACTGGCACAACAACCGCATGGGCCAACTGCTCCACGCCATGAACTGCCCCGATGACATCCCCATCGAGGTGACCGACCACAAGACTGGTGAAGTCTTCGAGCTGAATCAGGAACAGCGAGTAGGCTTCCGTGCCGGCCTGTCCATAGCTCAGAGCATCTTCGAGCAGTTCCCGATCCAGATGATTCCGGCTGAACAGGTTGAAGAGCCTGTAGCCCCGGAAGTTGAAGGCGAGGTACAGCAAGATGTCTAAGGCAATCCAGTGCATCGGAACCAAGATAGTTAATCTGGAGCCGATGACTCGTGCTCAGTACAACGCTTTCCGTGGCAGGGAACTCCCTGCCAATGAAAACGGCGACGATGCTGGTTATCTGGTTGAGTATCTGGATGGTGGGGCACCGAACACCCCCCACTATGCGGGCTACGTTAGCTGGTCACCGCAGGAACAGGCTGACGCTGCCTATCATTCGGTCAATGCAATGTCTTTTGGTGATGCACTGATCATGCTTAAGCGAGGGCATAAGGTTGCTCGTGCTGGCTGGAATGGCAAAGGCATGTGGGTAGCTCTGACCCCGGGCAGTCGTATTCCTCGTGAGTACGTCAAGGAAGGTCATGCCCTGAGCCATCTGGCAGCAGAGGCACCGCATCAAGACGCCTACACCTTGACTCCGCATATCGACATGCGCGCTGCTGATGGCAGCATGGTCATTGGCTGGCTTGCTAGTCAGACCGACATGCTGGCGGAAGACTGGGTATTGGTGCCCTGATGCTGCTACGAGTGGTGGGCTTCGACCCATCTCTCCGGAACTGGGGTGTCGCGTGCGGCACCCTAGATACCGACACGATGAAGTTCACCGTGAAAACGGTGGATGTCATCCAGCCGGTACTCTCTACCGGCAAACAGATCAGGCAGAACAGCACTGACCTCGAAGCAGCTTTTCAGTTGTGCAAAAGCGCCCTGGAGATTGCAAAACAGGCCCAGGTGATCTTTGCTGAGGTACCCGTAGGTAGCCAATCAGCACGAGCCATGGTCAGTTATGGAATCTGTGTTGGCGTTCTAGGTTCATTGAGAGCGTGTGGCATTCCATTCTTCGAGGTCACCCCGACCGAAGTAAAGATGGCCACGGTGGGCAAGAAGACTGCCACCAAGCTGGAGATGATCCAGTGGGCTACACGTCAGCATCCTGCTGCTTCGTGGCCTTACTACAAGCAGAAAGGCGTGCAAATCATCAGCGAAACGAAGGCTGAGCACATGGCTGACGCCATCGGAGCCATCCAAGCTGGTATCCATTCCAATCCGTTTCTACAGACGTTACCGCTACTGAAGGCGTAACCCACCGCGAGGAAGCAACAATGCGTATCCAACTGCGTCAAATTGAGATCGAAGAAGCACTACAACAGTACATCTCCAACCAGGGCATCAACCTGACCGGCAAGGTCGTCGAAATCGGCTTCACTGCCAGCCGCAGTGCTGACGGTCTGACCGCCGACGTGGACATCACCAATGCCACTGGGAACGCCAAGCCGCCCCAGGCCATCACCCGTGCGGTGACGACTGAAGCTCTGCCGGCAGCTTCGGCTGAAGAAGCCCCCGCTCAAGAAGAGCAAGCTACCGAGGCTCAGGCCGAAGAAGCTCAGGCCAAGGACGTGGCACCGGCCTCCAGCCTGTTCTCCTGACGGATGCGTGCGGTCGAGAAGATCGCTCTGGGGATCATCTCAGTCATCACACTGGGGGCGTGTTACGTCGCCAGTGTGATTCTGGGCTGGGTACTAGCTTTTCTAGGCACGGTGGCTATTGTGTTCACCTGCCTCATGGGTATGCTGTACCTCATCGCGTACGTGATCCGTGAGGTTTACTACGAGGTGTTCCCACACCGACGAGAGAACAACAGTCGGAATTGACCGGCCCAAGCACCTGCGTAGCAGGCTGCATTGGGAGAACCCCTGCCCATCTGGGGAGATGGCATGCGAACTGTGGTGGTGAGCGGTAGGGGTTCCCCCAATGCAGACTAAAAAGGCCCATCCGTGGGCCTTTGTCGTTTAGAACAACTGGGATAACAGCTTGGCAGGGATGCCGGCAGCAATCGCTTCGGGGTAATCCAGCGGCCCCAGCTCCAACGGATTCCCGAACTGATTCAGCATCGAGGAATCCAACACCGACTGAAGACCAGTGAAGTAGTTATCAGTCAGGCCAAGCATCAACATACGTGCAGGATTCTCTTGATAGAGGTGCAACAGCACCGCTTGAATCCGCATGTAGTACTTGGTGAAGCGAACAACACCCTTGTCGTTGAAGTATTGCAGCAGCTTGTGCGATGGAATGTCGTAGTTGATGAAGGCATCAATCGCTTTCTGTGCAGCCTCCTCCTGAGTCAGCGGATTCTTTTTCCGATTCTTCAGGTGCTCGTACAGCGTGAAACGGGCTACATAGTCACTCAACTGAGTGCCTTGGCTCAGAATCTGGTAGACCTTGGTGTCGTGCGTCATGTACGCCAACTTGGCTACCGTCTTCACAGCGTTCGGTACACGATCAGTGTACTTGTCCACACGTTTCTGCAAGCGAGACTTGTAGGAATACGGATCGTCTTCAGCATCCACGTCCTCAACGATGGTCGGCATCATGCCGGCCAACATCGTTTCACGCACCGGGTTGCGTGCCATCTGACCTTCGAGCACAGCGATACGCTGGTTTAGCTCGTCCAAGGTTCCTACCACATAGCCAGAGTCACGCATCGTCTGAAGACGACGCAGCTCGGAGCTGTCTTTGTGCCAATCGAGTGCCCCTTTCAGGGCAGTCCGATGGTGACGGAAAATGTCACTTACCGGCACACCATACGCCCACAACAACGTCAGGTTACTCATGATGTTACCCAGCAGGGTGACACCCGATTTCACTACCAGGAAGTCCTTGATCTCCTTCGACAGTGCTTCAACCATGTCCTCGGCAGCCAGCACCTTGCGCATACCTTTCGGGGTCAGGCCAAACAGTTCAAGGCCGAGCCATGCAATGAACTTCTCCCAGCCGTTGCGATCCTTGCTGTCCTTGGCCATGGCCTGGGTCAGACTCCACTTCCGGTAACCGAAGTGCAGATCGAAGGTGTCACGGCGAACCATCATGCCCTGGCTACCCCACACGGCTTCCACCATGTTGCGGGTTTCGTTAGGCAGCAGACGCCATTGCTCCTGCACACTCTTATCCGCACTGGCCGGGCCGAACAGGATGTAGGCATCGGCACTGGTAGCCTTCTCGGCTTGCCACTGCTGGAACAGGCCCCGGATGATCTTCTCGTTGTGCTCGCCCGTGGTCTCCTTGTCGTAGGTGTTGGCCGCCAGTACGCCCAGGACATGATCCATGTCGTTGGTACGCTCCAGCACCTGATCCCGCATCTTGTGGGTCATGGTATAGCGATGGTTCACCACCTCACCGAAGCCGTTGAACAGCGGCGACATCATCACCGGGCCTTCAGACGGATCGAGAGTCGGCTGCGGGCGGAACAGGTCATT